AGAAGAGGGTTACGAAGCGGAAGAATCCCCCGCTGAACAGAATGGCTTTAGTGAAGAAGAAGAGTCCGACAAGGACTTCTAAGAAGCCTCTCAGCACAAACCAGGTCGCACTCAAGTATGGGTTCCGATCTGGTCTGGAAGAGTCAATCGCACAGAGCCTCACCTCGAAAGGGGTGGGGTTCGAGTTTGAGGAACTGGTTATCCCTTATGTGAAACCAGAGAAACCCGCGAAGTACACTCCAGACTTCAAGCTAGAGAACGGCATTATCATCGAGAGCAAAGGTCGCTTCCTCACGGAGGACCGACAGAAACATTTGCTCGTCCAGAAACAACATCCTGAGTACGACATCCGGTTCGTATTCAGCAATTCCAAGACGAAGATCAGCAAGCGGAGCAAAACCACTTACGCCGATTGGTGTCAGAAGAACAACTTCCTCTACGCAGACAAGGACATTCCTGATGCGTGGCTGAAAGAAAAACCAAATGGTCTACAAAGCTAACACTAAGGTCCGTACCAGTACGGATTACATAGCCGTGCATTGCTCGGCAACTGGACCCAAGCAAAACATTGGTGCAGCAGACATCGACAAGTGGCATCGAGCCAAGGGTTGGAAGTGCATCGGCTACCACTTCGTCATCAAGCGTGATGGCACAGTGGAAGAGGGCCGTGAGCTGGAAACCATCGGCGCACATGTCGAGAACTGGAATGCTAACTCAGTGGGCATCTGCATGGTGGGTGGCGTTGATGCCAACGACATCAAGAAAGCAGTCAACAACTTCACGCCCGAGCAGTTCGCTTCGCTGAAGACGCTGCTGCAGAAGCTGAAGGTGAAATACCCCAAGGCAAAGATTCAGGGCCACCGAGATTTCCCTAACGTGGCCAAGGCCTGCCCGTCATTCAGTGTTGCTGAGTGGCTTAAGGTTGCACAATTGGATACCTAACCGAAAGATATATGGATAAGGACGAAAGTACATTTCTCAGACACACACCTTGCGAAAACTGCGGCTCGTCCGATGCCAACTCTCTTTACTCGGACGGCCACCAGTTCTGTTTCGCATGTAACACTCACGTCAAGGGTGACGGATCATGTTCAGAAGCACCAGCCAAGAAGAAGGCAGCAGGTTTGATTCAAGGTACACACCAGGACCTCATCAAGCGAGGTATCAGGGAGGACACCTGTCGAAAGTTCAACTACCAGGTAGGCGAACACGCAGGAAAGACAGTCCAGATTGCCCCATACTTCGATGCCACTGGAGCTATGGTCGCCCAGAAGATCCGTGGTGCCGACAAGAACTTCTATGTCCTAGGAGATCTCTCATCGGCGCAACTCTTCGGCGCAAACCTGTGGAACTCAGGCAAGAAGATCGTTGTCACTGAAGGTGAGATCGACTGCCTCACAGTCTCTCAAGTCCAGGGCAACAAGTGGCCTGTCGTGTCCATCCCGACCGGCTCCAAGGGTGCCAAGAAGGCGGTCCAAAAGAACCTGGAGTACCTCAACCAGTTTGAGGAAGTCATCTTCATGTTCGACATGGATGACCCAGGCAAGGAAGCTGCTGCCGAATGTGTGCAGCTCTTCGAGTCAGGCAAGGCGAAGATCGCTTCGTTGCCCTTCAAGGATGCCAATGAGTGTCTGCAGAAGGGACAACCTGAAGCCATCGTCTCTGCCATGTGGAACGCCAAGGCCTACCGGCCTGATGGCATCCTCGCAGGCTTAGACCTGTGGGACGAAGTCTCCAGCAATGAGGTCATCGACTCTGTACCATATCCATGGGAAGCCCTGAACAACATCACTCGTGGTGCTCGTAAGGGTGAGTTGGTGACGCTCACTGCTGGCTCTGGCGTTGGCAAGTCAGCCATCGTTCGTGAAGTAGCACACCACCTACTCAAGGCTGGTGAAACCGTTGGCATGATCATGCTCGAAGAGAACCCTAAGCGAACAGCCCTGGGTCTCATGGGCATCGAACTCAACAAACCTTTGCACCTCAGCAGGGAAGGGGTCAGCGATGACCAACTGCGAACCGCATTCGACTCTACTGTCGGCTCTGGTCACCTATATCTCTACAACCACTTTGGCTCTAGCGACATTGACAATCTCATTTCCCGAGTCCGCTTTCTGGCTAAGGGCTGCGGCTGCAACTGGGTTGTGCTCGATCACCTTAGTATTGTGGTTAGTGGCCTCGGTGATGGTGACGAAAGACGACTCATCGACAACGCGATGACGATGCTCCGTACCCTGGTCGAAGAGACAGGGGTAGGGATGTTCCTCGTGTCACACCTCAAGCGTCCTTCGGATGGCAAGGGGCACGAGGAAGGGGCCAAGACATCACTGTCTCAGCTCCGTGGTTCGCACTCGATTGCACAACTCAGTGACATGGTCATTGGCTTGGAGCGCAACCAGCAAGGTGAAGATCCCAACGTGACCACTCTGCGTGTCCTGAAGAACCGGTTCTCCGGTGAGACAGGCGAGGCAGGGTATCTCCGTTATGACCGCGACACCGGTCGTCTCTCAGAGACCACTGGTGATTTCAAAGACGAAACATCCGTTTTCAAAAACGAAACATCGGAATTTTAAATGACACAGAATCAGATTCTCCTCGCACATTTCAACAAAGCCAAAAGCATTTCGCAGCGTGAAGCCTTGGTGGATTACTCCATTCAGTCTTTGACCAAACGTATCAGCGAGCTGAAGGCAGCGGGTCACAACATTCAGACCCAGTTCAAGAAGCACCCAGTGACCGGCCAGCGTTACGCTCGCTACGTCCTGAAGAAGTAATGTGGCTCCCACCCAACCTTGAGGATGCCTACAAGACAGCCGCATGGGCTGCTGCTCTTGGAGGTATCTTCGGCCTTTGTCTTCTGACCTTTGGCCTATGGATACTGTTCAATTGTCCGGCAACGCTTACCAGTTCTCCGTAAGGCGATCTGGAGTTACAGCGCATCACGTATGGCTGGAATTTACCAGTGAACCCTGTGGACGCACAGGGGTACGGACTTCTCGGAGGTGACAAGCCTCCACCTATTTATTGCTAGTCGAAAGGGACAGCGTGGCACTAATATTCGATTTGGAAACAAATGGTTTGCTTGATGATGTTTCAAAGATCCATCTGCTTGTAATTAAGAACACAGAGGATGGACTTCCACCCGCATCTTATACAGGTGATGAGGTCGAGGATGGACTACGACACTTGATGAAGTGTTCTGACCTTACAATCGCTGGTCACAACGTGATCAAGTACGACATCCCCGTCATCCAGAAACTGTACCCTTGGTTCAAGGTAGATCCCACCAAGGTCTTCGACACATTGGTCGCCACGCGATTGATCTGGGCCAACATCAAGGACCATGACAATCAACTCCTGAAACAGGGCAAGCTCCCAGGTAAACTCTACGGGTCTCATTCCCTGGAGGCCTGGGGCTACCGCCTCGGTATGCTCAAGGGTGAATACGAGGGCGACACAAAGCTCATCGCTCACCTCATCGAGCAGGGCATGGACGAGAAGTCCGCCAAGAAGGAAGCCTACGCGAAACGCTGGGAGGAACTCAACGATGACATGCTGGAATACGGTGTGCAGGACGTTGAGGTCACCGATGCGTTGTACGCGAAGATCCTCTCAAAGGAATACGCACAGGAGGCTTTGGACCTGGAGCACCAGATAGCCTGGCTCATGGCCAAACAGGAACGCAATGGCTTCTGCTTCGATATGCGGAAAGCTGCAACCCTGTTGGCCAAACTGGTCCAACGAAGAGGGGAGCTGGAGAGGGAACTCAAGGAGTACTTTGGCTCCTGGGAGGTACAGCTCCCCGACTTCACACCTAAGGTCAACAACGCGAAGCTCGGTTACACCAAGGGTGTGACTGTCAAGAAGAGCAAGACCGTGGAGTTCAACCCCTCGTCTCGTGACCACATCGCTGATCGCCTCATCAATCTCTACGGGTGGAAACCTGAAGAGTTCACTGAGGGTGGTAAGCCGATGGTGGATGAGAACGTGTTGGGCAAACTCACCTACCCACCATGCAAGCAACTCACTGAATACCTCCTCGTCCAGAAGCGCATCTCTCAGTTAAACGAGGGTGGCCAAGCCTGGATGAAGTGTGAAAAGAATGGAAAGATTCATGGATCAATCAACCCGAATGGCGCTGTCACCGGACGAGCTACTCACTCATATCCTAATATCTCACAGGTGCCTGCATCCGCTTCACCTTATGGCCATGACTGTCGCGAACTCTTTACTGTTCCTGACGGCTGGGTTCTTGTTGGGGCAGACGCATCTGGCCTTGAGCTTCGATGCCTGGCGCACTTCATGGCTCGCTGGGATGGTGGAAAGTATGCTGAGGTACTTCTAGGTGGAGACATTCACACAGAAAATCAAAAAGCTGCTGGCCTGGATACACGTAACCAAGCCAAGACCTTCATCTACGCCTTCTTGTATGGTGCTGGGGACGCGAAGATCGGGTCCATTGTTGGTGGAAATGCTGCCCATGGAAAGCGCCTCAAGTCCAAGTTTCTACGCTCACTGCCAGCCCTCGGACGATTGGTCACTGCTGTTGGAGACGCTGCAAAACGAGGCTATCTCACTGGGCTTGATGGACGAAAGATACACGTTAGAAGTTCACACGCTGCACTGAACACTTTGCTCCAAGGGGCAGGGGCTTTGGTGTGTAAGAAGTGGCTCGTGATTCTTGAGGAGCAACTTCAGGCTGCTGGCTTCAAGCATGGCTGGGATGGCGACTACGCCAACTGCGCCTGGTCTCATGACGAAGTTCAGATTGCCTGCCGTACACCCGAGATTGCCCAGAAGGTTGCAGAGATTGCAACTCACTGTGTGCTCCTCGCCGGTGAGCATTTCAAATTCCGCTGCCCCACTGCCGGTGAATCCAAGATCGGCAAAACATGGGCAGACACACACTGATGAACCGCAAGTCATTCAACAAGATCCTCCTTAAGGCTTACCATCAAGGCATCTCTTTGCAATCAAACCTCGCCCGAGAGTTTGACCAGGAGATTGCCTCATTGGCCAGCTCAGGAATGATCACAACAAAAGAAGCCCCCCATTCATACGGGCGAATCTGGCGAATAACGGAAGAGGGTCTGGGCCTCCTCCGTGAAGAAGGACTTCTATGAAACATGAAAAGCTGCGACCTGATGCAGTGCGAATCATGGGCCGCAACTATGTCATCATCTTTGAAGACGACTCCTTGCTGGGCACCGAGAACCTAGGTCTCTGTAACAACTCACAATGCGTCATCATCGTCAAAGATGGTCAGCATCCTGTCGAGGAAGCAGACACCCTGCTGCATGAGATCTTCCACGCCGTCTGGTACTGCATGAGCATCTCCATGGGTGGTGTTGATGAGGAAGTTGTCGTCCGCCGCATGGCCTCAGGCATGATGGGTGTCATGATGGACAACCCAAAACTCCTCAAATACTTCCAGGCAATTCCTAATCCACAACACTTGGTAATCTAAATGAACATCACTGACATTGCTGTCGAATATATGGACCACATGGGGAGCGACCTCACTGTGGTGAACGCTGCTCGCGTCAGCTTCGATAAGGAGCACGAGGAGTTCGATCACCGGACGGATCGTGGCCTCATCAAGTACCTCGCCCAACATAACCACTGGTCCCCATTCGCTCATTGCTCAGTGACGTTCCGAGTCAAGGCACCCATTTTCGTGGCTCG